GTAGGTAAAATTTCTATTTTACCCATTACATTATCTCCATCCCACCACATATCTGATATATTATGTGATACATTTTGTAAATTTATTACTGAGGATTCTGGGTGGTCTAATTCTCCCATTGCTCTATTTTCATCAACTAATACTCTATATTTGTCAATTTCTCTATCCCACAATTCTTTAGAATAATACCTACCATTACCGTTTTTTACTTCAGCAGTAGCTAATATTCCTTCAACTAAGGGTAAACCTCGTTTTGAGCGTGATTCATTTAAAATGACTCCCTTAGGTTTAAATACGTGTGTTTCTATTAGTAATTGACTCATAATATGTTTTATGCAGTTCTAAATTTTGATAATCCTGAATATGATTCTTTATTATCGTTTGAATTTTCGTTTGAATTTTCGTTAGATCCTTCATTACTGTTAGCATTACTTTCTTCATTTCTTGGTGCCCAATCAGCATCTTGACCATTTTGTCTTTTCCATGCTTCAGGATCCATTTCAGTAACTACTTTTTTGTATGATTTACCACACATCTTTTCATACATTTTCTCCATGCCCGCTTTTTTCTTTTCAAGAACTTTTACTTCACGTTGCATTTCTTTCATTTTTTTCTTATCTACTAATTCAGATAAACTTTCATCTTCGGATACCATAGAAATTCTATCATTTTTACTTTCAATGATTTCATCTAAGGCATTAATTTGTAACTCAAGAGTAGCAATTCTACCATTATTTTCAATCTCGGCTAATTTGCTATCTGTTGTTTCTTTTTTTACTTTCTTTTTTACTTTTGCCTTTGGTTTTTCACCTAAAGGACTATTTTCTAATAAGTTTAATAATGATATCATTTTGTTTTCTTTAATTTCTAAATAACCAGTACCTACTTCACCTTCTGGGAAGTCTTTTTTTGTAGCTTCACCATATCCACCACCAACACCCGGATCTTTAACCATTTTACCTTTACCTAAAGCGGGTGCATCTTCAGTATATCCTATCCCTTTAATGCCAAATTGAGCTTCCTCAATATAATATAGGGGGTTTTTATCAATATTTTTAATAACTAAATCTATTAATTCTTCCTTAGTTTTGTCTTTATTAGATACACAAGTAAGTTCTGTAAAATATCCTTGACGAAATTGCTCACCAGATACATTATTAAGCATTTTATCATCTTTATAATCGTATCCTTTATCAGGTGCTTGTAAATCAGTTACTCCTTTTGTTACCTTTTTTTCTATAGCTTTAGCTTCTTCCTCAGAGATTAAGTTCATGTTGTCATCAAAAAGTTTAAACCAGTCTGGTTTTTTAGTGTTTCCTGTTCCTACATAAAGGTTTTCAGCTATAATGCTTCTACCAATTAGAGCAGATGATGCTTCATCAAATCCTGCAGCATTACGTACTAAATTAGGATATTTAGCTTTAACTTCTTTAAGGAAAATATGCTTACTGCCTTTTCCCTTTTTAATTTGGTTGTATTGTTCTTGTAATGTTTTCATTTATTCTCCTTTTAATAAGTCTTTTATATCTTTTATATAATCTAATACTAGATCTGTTGGTTTTATAACTGAAAATGATGTAGGGTTTTCTGTGTAATAATCCCCTGTTTCATTTTTAGCATTGCTTAACATCTTATAAATATCATTAAGTTGTTGTTCAATTACATCAAAAGCAGCTATTCTTTCTTGTTGGAATGATTTTACATCATCAGCTTCAAATAACTGCTTAACTTCTAAACCAGATCCTTTTATTTTCTTAGGTACTAAACTATATTTAAATTGTTTTACGTATGCATTATCTTTTACTCCTTCTGGACCTGCTTTAGGTCCTGGGCCTAATGTTGCTCCAATATCCTCTTTTACTAGTTTTACTCTATTGCTAGGAAATATTTTAACTGTACTACCATCAAAACGAACTGTCGTTTTATCCCCTTCTACCTTTTCAACTGATCCAGTACCATACATTTTACCATCTTTATCGTAAACATGTACTAGTTGTAATGCTTCTTTTTGCACTGCTTTTTTAGCTTTTTTAAAAGCATATGGGGTTGCATATTGCATTCCTGTACCCGGGGTAAATGAAGCAGCACCTGCTCCACCGCCAGTTGTAGACATTTCCTCTAATTCTTCTTTAGTAAGTTGAGATTTTAATTGAGCATAAAATGCTGGGTATTCTTTTCTTAAATGAGTTCTAAATCTATTAAATTCTCTTTTTAATTCATTAGATATATCTCTTAATATCTCATCATCTCTTACAGATTCACCTTTAACTAATTCATTAGCAGCATCCCTAGTTGCTTTTAATTGTTTGATTAATACTGAAAATGAAGGCAATTTAACTATTTTATGTGAAATTCCACCTCCTTCAGATTCATAATCAGCATCTGTTTTAAAATAAGTATCACCATCATCAGATATAAAATCTCTATCATCCCAAGGACCATATCTATCTTCAATCCAAGTTATTAATTTTGGATCAATATCTTTTCTTTTAACTTCTTTTATCAAGCCAATTATTTTTTCTACTATGCTATCCATTTGATTTTGTTAATTCTTCTATTAATGAATGGTATTGTAACAAATCAACTAAGTGATCACTTTTAATGGTTGTTTTTTTATTTAACTCACTAATCAAAGAATTAACTTCATTTAATTTAATCTTAATTACTTTACTTTCTGTTTTAGCAATTTGAGATTTAATTGATTCTTTAATAAAAAGAACTTCTTTATTATAAAATTCTTTTAATGATGGTGTGTTATCTACAGACTCAATAAATTCTTTAAGAATATTCTTTTGTCTAGGGTTTAATGTTGAGTATTTATCATTAAATTTTTCTAGTAATACATAATATGTTAATGTACGAATATCTTTATCTTGAGATTTAAACTCTTCAATTACATCTTCTTTAACATTATCTCTATTTATATCTTTAGATGTTAAATATTCTAATAGTGTAACTTTATTATCTATAATTTGATTTGGGTCTATTAATTTTTCTGTGTTGTATGTTTCTAATAAAGTATACAATGAAGCCTGTGCTTTATAATCATTAAGTTTTGTTTTAAATAAATCTTCAACATTATAGTGAGCTTTAAGTTCTTTTATAAGATTGTATTTTTCTTTTCTAATCCTAGTTCTATTAAGTCTTTTTGAAGATTCTAATATGGTATCTAAAACTGTACTAGCTCTAGTACTATCTAGATTTTTAGATTTAAATATAGTTTCATACAATTTATATTCTTTCCCTAACTCAGTATTTACAAAGTGGGATTTTAGAATGTTAATAGCTGGTGAATCTTTTCCTGACAGGGTTTCTGATGTAATTTTTCTTACTATTACCTCGAATAAAATGCCTGTATTCCTGAATTTTGAATGTTTTATATACATCAATCAATATTTTTTTATAAATATACTAAAATTATTGTTCCTTAATATTTGACTCGTCAAGAAGCGAACTTTTTGCGGGTTTATCTTCAAATACTAACTTTTTACCTGTAGGGATAGATTTTAACATGGATTGATGCTTTGCAAAGTGGCTATTATTTTCTAAAGCCATACCACTTTTATTTGTATCATTATAATCCTTTTTTATACCTTTAGCACCTAATCTATCTTTACCAAAATTATCATCTTGTGTGTTTCTTTTAGAAGCTTTTTCTTTTGGTCTACCTAATACATCTTTATCTCCATCTTTATCATATGTTTCAGGTTTAGGAACATCACCTGGGTTTGAATACATTCTACCCTTACCATATAGTGAAGCTAAATCATGAGGTGTACCATATGATTTGCCAGTTTCAACAGGATCATTACCTTCTGCTTCTATTTGGTCTATTCTAAATTTACGTTTAGCATCTTCTCTAATCAAATCTCTAAAATCATCATATTGGTCTTCACTTAAATGGAATAAATGGTCGTAAATGAAATCAGAAGGAAATAAATTAGTTTCAGTCATTTGAGCTGCTAAATCCATTTTTTCTTTCATTAATGCTACCCTTTCTTGATCATATATAATTGATGGGGTAGTTAATGATAATTCAAAATTAGCTAATTGTTCATCTCTATAGCCCTGAGTGTATAAATGGACTAATCCTATTTTATATAATTCTGATACTATAATTCTTTGTATTCTTTCAATAGTACGTGCAAATCTAATATCTTGAGCTGCTAGTGTTGCTTTACCATCCGTATTTTCATCATACCCTAAAAATGCTTTTGGTACTTTTAAGGCAGCAAATAATTTATCTCTTAAATATTCAACATCAGCAATCCCATCCCATTGTAACCCGTTTGCACTTTCAATTTTAGTACTTGAATCATTACCTCTAACAGGAATATAATAATCTTCTAAAAGGTTTTGCATGTTGTATCTTAAGTTATACTCTCCAGTTTTCTCATCTACGTGAGGAGTACGTTTAAGTTTACTTAATGTTTTTTCCATAAAGGCATCTACCTCATTTGGAGGAATTGACCCAACATTCATATAAAAGATACGTTTTTCAGGTGCACGAACAATTCTATGAATTAACATAGCATCTTCCATTAAAACATACTGTTTAAATAATTTACGAGCAGGCTCTATATATGATCTACCATAAGGTAAAAAGTTCATATCTGTTAATAGACGAAAATGAGCCATTTCATAGTTGTCAAATATAATAGAGCGGGAATTATTAACTCCCGCATTTGGTACACTCATCATACCATAATCTGATGCTGATACTCCTTCTGGGTCAAATCTAAATTTAACTTCAGTTGGGTTTTCACCATCTCCCTCCATTCTTTCAATATGGAAAGCAGTATAAGGTATTACATTATATACTCCATACTTTTCAGCTATTTCTAATTTTAAGAAAAAATCTCCATATTTAGCTAAATTTCTAACCCAAGGCCAAAGATTAAATTCAATATTTAAAACATCATAAAATAAATTATATAATATTTTTTGGATGTCTTCATCAGAAGATTTAATTTGTAGCACTTCACCCATATCATTTTTAAGGGTAGACTCATCAGCTATAATATCTAAAGCAGATGCAACAATAGCATCTGTATCCATTGCATCATATTCTGAGTATAGCATAGGTCTTAAATACTGGTAGTTAAAACCAGCTTGTTGACCATATAGTGATGTTGAAGAATTTGAATAGATTCTATTAAATCTATCTACTAGTGTGTTTGTTTCAATTTCTCCACTTTGCTGGATTTTGTTAACATCGAAAACTTTAAGTTGGCTGCCCCCTACATTACGAATTATTACGTCTGTAGAAAATAACCTTCTTAATCTTGGGAATAAACCTGTATCTGCCATTTTATTTATTTATAAATATTATAATAACCATCCTATATCATGAGACTTACCATTTATTTTCATCTCATATGGATTTTCAATTGAATTGTTTGCTGAATGTCCTCCACTATATGTTACTTTATTAGATTTTACACTACCTAATGTTGCCCTTGTCATATCTAAACTCTGCTGTTGGAATTTTAATGATGTGTCTCGTAGAAACATACCAATCCCAAATGACATAACCAAGTCATCGTTATAACCAGTTTGAGCTTCTGGTCTTCCGTTTTTCCAGATAAATACCTTCATTTCTTCTATTAAACGTTTTGACCTAATTACCACAGATTTATCTCCTACAAATTCTCTAAATTTATTAATACAAAGAGGTCTTGTTCTCATTGACATTGTAAACCCAGGTACCATCTCTGAATTTCCTTCAAATACTCTTAAAAATGACTCAGCCGTTAAGGCATCGGATTTGGGGGATTGGTATAAATTTTTATATCATCTTTCTTGTATCGCATCTAAGGTTGCCCACCCTATATTAGCATTTTCTACTACTAACATAGCATTATTATATTCTGTAGATAAACCTGTTAAAAAATATCCAAATTCTTTAGGGGGCATTTGTCCTTTATATTCTGCTACTTGTGTATTTGTAGCTATATCCATTACATGGCAGGCTGAATAATCTTTACCATCACCCCGTGCAACATCTGCTACAACCATATATTCTCTAGAATAATCAGCAGATTCCCAAACCCATAAATTTTGGTCTACTCCTCTTCTTTCCATAGGCTCTTTAATAGTAGTTTCATTTAAAAACTCAATCCATTCATTGTAAAATACAATATCACCTGATGTACTAAAATCACAATCACACTCTTGAGCTGCCATTCTAGGATCTCCTAATAATTCATTTTGGTTATCTCTCCACTCCTGGTTTCTTTCAGGGTGGACAAACCAAGGTAATTTAATAGGTATAAATTGATTTTCATTAGCTTCTGCATTAACCCAAGTTTTATGGAACCAATTTCCGGTACCATAGGGAGTACTTAATACTATAGCACCCCCACCAGTTGCTAGTGTTTGTTGAGCTGATGCCCAAATCTCACCAATATTATCAATAAAGGCTGCTTCATCTATTAATAGTAAAGATACTGCTTCTGATCTACCAGCATCACTACTAGCTGATGTTGCCTTAATTATAGATCCATTATTTAATCTAAGTGATAGTTTGTTATTTTCTTCTGCTTTTATAGATAACCATGATGGTAAATTGTCATACATGAATTTTACCTTAGTAACCATGTTACGCGCTGTTTCTTGTTTAGTCGCTATACATAACCCGTTTTTATCCTTATTAAACAACATTAACCATAACGAATAACCGGCTGATAGGGTTGATATTCCTAATTGTCTTGACTTTAATA